TGCTAAGACCGCTTTCGGTGTTTCCACCGGGAGTAGTCTCATAAGTAGTCAAGGCCAGGCGCTTTTCGATTCAGTTTTTGATCGAATGCGCCCCGATCTTACAGAAGTTTCCGTGCCAAATTTTATTTTAGATTTTGCACAGATTAAAATGCTTCTCAAGGTCTGGAGTGGTAGACGAGGTATTGTATCCAACGTTGCTTCCGCGAATCTCAACCTCCAATACGGCTGGTTGCCATCTATTGATGACGCCTTTGCCATGGTGAATTGTATTCGCGCTTTGCAATCTAAGATACATGCCTGGAATAAACGGCTGGGGAAGATGACTTCCAAGTCGGCCGTTTGTCTCAGTGATTCTATCAACAAAACGGGCTCTTTCGTGCACTTTACTAACCCAACTGCTACTTGCAATTGGACTGGTACTGTCACTCGTAGAGCCGTTGCCCATATCAAATACATTCCTTGTCGAATTGAGGCATTGAATGGGCTAGATATTCTGTTAAGAGGTTCTCTTGACAGTTTAGGGTTTGAGTTGAACCCTGGTATCGTATGGGATGCGATTCCATTTAGTTTCGTTGTTGACTGGTTCGTCAACATCGGATCCTATTTGAATTCGCTTAAGATCGATACCTTGGAGTTGCCGATTAGACTGGCGGATACTTTCCTCCAGTATAAAGAGCAGTTGTCCGTCGATGCAAGGATGACTCGTGTCGCTGATACGAATAATCCTAGCAAAGACTATGGCGGGGCTATGCACTCGGAAACTTTTTTCCAACGTGCATTGATAGGTCCAAGTTACTCTTTTATGAAGAGTATTGGATGGAAGATCCCCAAAATAAACCAGGTTGGGTTAGCGCTCAGCTTGGGTCTTTCAAGGCGATAGTTTTTGCTATCGTCCTTGGCCGGATAAATTCCGGAAACCCGGTGCTTTGCACCAATAATCCCTTGTTTACAGGGGGGGAGCATTTTCATGTCCCTAGGTACTTCCCTATCTCTTTCGAAAGACTGTGGCACTGACGTCGATACCAATCTATCGGTATTCGACCTAAGGGCCGCAGATCTTAACCGCTCCGAGTATTCCGTGGCAGGGTTAACCTTGCCCAACGAAAGAAAGATGACGGTTTCACATGAAGTGACGAAAGACGGCGTAGTGCGGTCAATGGTCCGTATCGACGAAACTGTAGTCGATGCGGTCCTTGTTCCGGCAACGGCATCCGTTTATATGGTTGTCGTTCGCCCTCCGAACACAGCAGTCACGGACGTTATTCTCACGAATACCGTCAACAGACTCGTCGACTTCCTAATAGAAGGCGGCGCGAATGCAAACGTGACGAAGATCTTAAACCGTGAGGTCTAAGATTCTCAACATTATCGCCATCCTTAATACAGTTCTTAAGGATATTACGGCGATCGGGGTTATGACGAGAGTCATAACACCGTCCAAGAAGATCAAGTCTTCGAAAAAGGAGACTGAAGCTTCTAAGAAAATGTTTGGCTAGTAACATCCTATCTACGCAGTTCTGCAGTAATAGGGGAGTTGTTATCCTGGTGTGCTATGGCGATGCTCTTCGGAGGCTGTCTATGTATAACATAGGTGACCGGAAGAGCCTAGACCCATTGTTAATACTCTGGGTCGACCTAGCATTTAACCAATGTTACCGCGATCTTATCTCGGAGGACGATATCAAAACCTTCCGTGAGAGATCGCGAAATGAGGGATTGCCCTTCTTAACGCAGGCCCTACCTTCTTTAGGTAAGGCGCTTGATAATTTCCATGCCACTGGTGTATGGAATGCACCTGACGGGTTCGCCACTCATGAGCATATGGTATATATGCCTATGACTGTAACCAGTTAGTATTGCGTATCCCCATATTTTTAGGGGTTCCTATCATTCGTGCGTTATCGGGTGATTCGCAAGCTGTAGATTGCATAAGGCAACTGTCTTATGTTTTCTACAAATTGGAGGTTGATTATGAACCGGAAGTTGTGGATAAGTTTTTGGTCGACTTTGAGAATGTCGATCGAGAACTTACTAACATTGATTGGGGTGCTGCTAGTACTCTGGTTAATCTGGCAAGGCTTATCATCGCTAGGATCTTATGTAATTCAGATCCTCTCGATATTCGCCCCTGCCACGGCAGCGGTTCTACCGCCTGCCGCACACCTAACCATGATAAGTGGCATAAGCTTCGGTATTACCAGAAGCTAGATGACTACTTTTCATATCCGGATTACTTCTTCTTTTCTTACACTCATCTAGCAGATGAGTATTCGAAGTTACAAGAAGGAGTGAAATCGGATCCGAGGGCACGAGTTGTACTCGTACCCAAGGATTCCCGTGGCCCACGTATAATATCGTGTGAGCCTGCTGAACTAATGTTTATTCAGCAAGGTCTCATGCGAAAGTTATATCAGACCATGGAAACCCACACCCTTACCCAAGGTCACATTAATTTTAGTGACCAAAGCATAAATCGAGAATTGGCCCGCAAGTCCAGTATAACTGGTGAGTATGCCACTCTCGACTTATCCGATGCTTCTGATCGGGTATCTCTCGAACTTATCCGGAGGATCTTTCCTTCGCGGTGGGTCGATGCTCTCGAAGCTTGTCGCTCAGAGAGTACGATATTGCCAAACGGTAGGGAAGTGCGATTCAACAAGTTTGCCCCTATGGGCAGTTCTTGTTGTTTTCCAGTTGAGGCTCTAGCATTTTATGCTCTAAGCCTCGCGTCTACACAAACCTTAGTCTCTATTGAGACGAGGATGTTTGTGTATGGTGATGATATAATAGTGCCTACCGGGGTGGTAGACACCGTTATTAATGGCCTTGAATCTGTTGGTTTAAAAGTCAACAGAAACAAGTCATTCATGAGAGGACCCTTTCGAGAATCGTGCGGTGGTGACTACCATAATGGTATGGATGTCACTCCCGTTAGAGTTCGGAAGATCCCTCATGCATCAGATAGCAACCTATCGACTGACACAGACTTATGCAACCTTTTTATTGCTAAGTTTGGTTATGGCACCGTTAGAGATTTGATATCAAATATCGAATCTCTTTACGATAGCCCTTTCCCACGTTCGGAGATGCCGCTTCCTTGCTGCATTCTCACGGACGCCGTTGTCAGTAATGATGTTTTTTATCGCCGAAGGTGGAACAACGACCTTCAGCGATATGAACACCGGGTCGTGCAGGTTTATACGCCTATAAAAAATAGGCGCGAACCCGCGTGGTGCGAGCTCCTAAGGAAGGAGCTAGCCTCTCGACCAACCGATAGTGTTAC